GTTACCACCGCCGCCGGCGTTAACTTGATAAATCATAACTGTTGCTAATTGTTCAACTGTACGAATAACTGTTTGAGTTACTGTGCCGTTAGCTTGTACGTTTGCAACTACGAAGTTGAAAAAGTCTAATTTTGGACCTTGTGGTTGAACAACTGCGCCATTTGTGTTTGTGTTAACACCACTGTTTGTATACGCAGGATAGTCTAAGTGTAATACTGGTTGAAAGTCACCATTTGTACGTGTAAATTGTGCCATTTTTTTAATTCCTATATATGGTTGCTACCTACTGTAGCATGATAGTATTTATACAAGAAACAAAAAAATCAATGGTTTTGGCTATCTACCGGCTAAATTTTGGCGACTGAAACCCAATCTGTCAATGAATTTTAACCCCTGACTGACGAATCCTTCTTGAGTCTGATGTCCATTGTCTAAATATCCCTGAACTGGGCTTGAACTTGCTGCTGAGTTTAATTGTTGTACAATACTCATTTTTAGATTGTATATGCTAATCCATGTTTCAAATAATGCTTTTATGCCTGCTTTATTTTTATTTAAATAATCAGTTATTTTAGCTTTCATACTTGTAGTCATATTACGTGTTTCAATAAAGCTATAAAAATCATTAACTAAATTTTCAAGATTATTTGATATAATTTTTTTATTAATATAGACTGTAAACAAGTTTGAAAACGCATTTTTAGCTTGAGGCGCATTATTTAAAAAATTGTCAATAACACTAGCATTTTTTGACAATACTTTTTTAGCATTAGCTAATGCTTTAGTATCAATTTTAAGTTTTGGTATGTTTGGTAAAGCACTGGGAACAATAGCAACATTACTATTATTTTGTAATTGTCCTATAGTTCCATTTAATGATACTGCTTCATCAGTGGATTGAGCATAGGGGTCAATATATTGATGTACAGCAACACCTGCTATTTTCTTAGTCATTAGTTTACCGAGATCGCTACTTGGATCTACTGTATAGGTGATGCCATTGGGGTTAGCTTTGAATGAGTATAAACCCTCACTGTTTGGTGCTAATGGTTTATGAAATAATAAGTCGCCCCAATAGTATCCTTTAGTGCCTTTTGTTTCTCTTTCTAAACCAGGCCATATCTCACTAATTATACGTTCTAATTCACCGCGATTTACGCCTCTGGCTGCATCATATTTTACAAAATCTTGAGGGCTATAAATGTTACGGCCACTGCCATCTTTTTTATTAAACATGTGTTTATCCATGATACTAAATTTACCATTAGGACCACGACCGAATATAAGCGCAGGGTAACCGTCCCATTTAATGCTTATATTTTTAGGCTGTTTAATTGTTTTTTCTATAGCCGAAATTGCTTGTTGTGCGCCTTGACTACCATGAAGTAAAACTAAATCTTCAGGATGATCTAAGTGTCCTTTGCTTTCGACTAAACTTATACGGTCAATTTTATTGGATAAATCTCTTATTGATTCAGCAAGTCCTCTTTCTTTAGCATCTTTTGCCTTATTAAGTAATTGTGTTGTATTAGCATCAGCAACTTGTCCTTTTTTAACACCGCCTGCGCTATTTTGTGCTATCCAACCTTTTTCTGTTGGATAGTACACTACGTCAGCAAATTTTACAGCGTTGCTATTAGTTTGCGCTTGATCAGGTTGTGCTTGAGCAGTCGCAGTATCTGTGGATACCCATTCACCAGTGTTTGGATCTTTCTTAACTTTAGGTTTTGCTTGAGCAGGTACAGTTTGTGGAGGTACTCCTAAATCCAATTCGGTTTGTCCAGCTTGCGCAGCTGGTTCTATTGGAGGTTTTGTAATAAATCCACGTGTAGTTGATTTTCTTGTTGGTTGTGAGGCAGCAATTTTTGGCAAATCATATGCTATAGACCTTGTAATTTTGTCTGCTAGTTGTTTGAATCCATTAGAGGGATTAACGTTTTCCCCCTGTTTGGCAAACATTTGCGCAAGTTCAGTAAATGCTTTTTGATAGTAAGGTTGTAATTTTGTTTTTTCGTAATTACTCCAATTAGAATCTTCTTGCTCACTAGGAAATACTACTTCATTTAACCATCTATTCCATTCATCTTCATTTGTTGGCAGTTTACCATTTGCCTTATCACGATTAAATTCATCCATTATTTCTTTGTAATTTTCGGCATATGTTCTGTTATACCAATTTTGATTTATTTGAAATGGCTGAGTGGCACCTTTGAACATATCCTTAAAGGTATTTGGCAATCCCTGGTTTTGTCTATTTAATTCAATGCGTTGTGCGCGGTTAGCAGGTTGCTGTTTATACACATTGTAAAACTTTTTAATGTTGTCTAATGCGCCCTCGTTAACAATATCATTTATTTTCATCTTGTTTCCTTAATGATCTGTTAAACTTGGCGTTATCCTTATTTTTAATAGCATTAAGTAATTTTTTTTCTAAAATTTCAGCTTTTTCGTTACTGTAGTGCTTATTAATTAACTCAAGCAAGTTGATTGCGCTAGCAATAACATTGTTGGCGCGACTTTCTATAATATAATTAATATCACGATTATTACCAACTAATTCTAATTCTTCTAAAAGACTTCTTGTTTTCTTTTGCATAAGGATATCCTATTCTGTATTTATCGATTTTGAAGGTTTTCAGTTTGGCATTGTCTAGTCAATGATAGGATATCTTTTCTAGCCCCAGAAAATTGACTAGTAACAGGGCTAACTTCGTTATTTTTTGTAATTATACTAGTTGTTTTAATGTTTCCAAGTATTTCGTTAGGAGTAGATTGCGGCACGGTGCTATTGTCACTGTCTTCGTTAGGGTCGGTAATACGTAATGTTTCTACGTCAAACGCAAGTTCAATCTTCTGACCCACACCCGAACTACTACGAGTTTTCATTAATTGTAACTGATATTTTCCACTTTCCTTCATACTGCGACTAGTAAAAATACCAAACACGTTATCAGCAGTATTGATCTTACTGATACCACCACTAATATGACTATGATCAAACTCGATTTCTTCTACCGCAGCACGATTTAACTGACTTGCTGTTACAAATAATACATTTAGTTCTTTAGACAAATTACGCAATTCTTCACTAACATATTTGTCTTTGACAAACAAATCGCTGGGGCTTACTTTTACGCTGACTGGCATAATCAAGTCAAGATAGTCAACACATAAAAAGTCAACTTTTGTTCCAGTTTGTATTTGTAATTCTTTACAGTATGATCTTATATCGTTAACTGTACTTTGTGCTGGCATGTATTTGATACGAAACTTACCAGCTTTTTTACTTGCCATTTTAACTTTCATTTCAACATTATCAATTTCACGAAAGATATCACGACTACTTGTTTGTGTCATCATACTATCAATACGCATACTTGTTAACCCCTCACTTAATTCAAGTGTGATGTATGCGCCGTTAAGACCTTGCTGAACCCAGTTAACAGCTAGATTTTGTAAGAACAAACTTTTACCACTTCCACTGCCACCAGCAAAGATTTGTAGTTCGCCACGATTGAAACCGCCATATAGTTTTTTATCCATACTAGGCCAACCTGTACTAAGTTGCCCATTACTACTTTTTAATGCCAATAATCTAGCACGAGGATCAGCAAAGTAATCAGTACCCATGTCACGCTGTAAACTAATTTGTACAGCGTCTTTGATTAACTTCTCTACTGGATCATATTCGCCTTTTTCTAACAAGTCTGCCGATTTTAATATTGCTCTTTCTAATTCTTGTCTTTTAGTAAACGACTCAAATTCTTCTAAAAACCAATTACAATGTCCTTCATCAAGTTCTTCTATAAGTTCAAGAGTAATGCCAGTAGTTGCTTTAATTTGATTAAGTTCAGGCATTACATTATAATTTTTTGTATGGTCAACAATAAACTCTGCCACTGGTCTTAGTGTTCTTTCAAAGTTCTTTGGATTCATAATATTCATAACGCGGGTATACAACTCCGCATTAGTTACCATCATACGCAAAAATAATGTTTGTACTTCAACATTATAATCGTTTAGCAATTTCTTTTCTCCTCATTTGTATCTTAATTCTGCTTGTAGTTTGACTTTCTAATATACTTAACAATGTTGCTAGTTTGCCATATTTTATTACAGCATCATTGACATCTTTAATACCAATACCCCAGTTTGGCAAACTTACATTATATCCTAAACTCAATGCTCTTTCACATAGTGCTAAACCTGTTTTATCTTGATCTGGCACAACAATCACTGGTCTGTTTAGTGTACCAAGTAACTCTGCCTGCTCATTGCTTATGGTATCATGTAATACCGCACAGCCATTTATACTAATTGCGTCAAACACTCCTTCAACAACTATACAAAATCTATAATGTGGTTGTTGAAAATCCATACCAAATACAAATCCTGTTTGATGATGATTGATGTATTTGGGAGTATTACTATCTAAAAATCTACTGGTATATCCAACAATTTTATTTTTATAAGTAAAGGGTATAATGATCCTATTTTTATTACGTGCCATAGCAGTTGGCGTAATTAAAAAAGGATATTCGTCAATAGTTATGCCTCTTTTTTGAAGATAATCAACGTATACTTTGTGTTTACTATTATTTTTATCTAGTATTTCACTCTCTGGAATTTCAACAGTATCAAACTTAATTTTTGTACGTTTTTCTTTTTTACTAGTAAAGTCTAATAAGTCTTTATGTTGTAAACTTTCAAAGTTCCAACGACTTATTTGATCACTATCAATGCCAAGATATCTTAATAATAGTTTTGTATTTTTAGTTAGTGCCTTACCCAATGTAAAAGAACATTTAAAGTCACAATTAAAACAATGATAAGACCAATGATTTTGCCCATCAAAAATTATTCCGCCTCTGCTACGTCTATCGGGTTTGTGCCCACGATACTGACAGCATGGGGCATTAAAGCTATGCCAGCCCTTGCTTGTGTTTTTCTTTTTGCCAGGAATAAGACTTAATATCTCAAACATCTAGATATTATAACTTATTGAATTATATAAGTAAAGTTATCTGGCGTAGATATTGCTTACAATATTTGTACCATTTGCTACGTTGGCACCATTTGCTGTAAACGCCATACGCACATATGGATAATAACCTTCTAATACATATCCAATTGTATCGGTAATATTGCTATATGCGACATTGAATACTGGCGCCCAACTGTCGTTGCCTGTACAACTTGCTTCAATAGTTACATACCCATCATATTCATAATACTGTGTTTGAAGTGTCAAATATTGGTTGCCGTCTGTTTCAATTACACTGCTATAGAAAGTTGTAATTTCAGCCAAATCTGTATAAATGTCTGTAACATAGTCACGTATATTCGGGAACCCTTGTGATGTTGGGATGGTTACACTTAGTGAGGGTTGTACACTAGGCAATACAGCATTTACAATATATAAATCGCCACGACTAGCTGCTGATCCATCAATATAAACTGGTAAGTTTAATGACCCATCACTTGACGGAATACTTAGTGTATAATACCCTTGTTGTGCAGTGATTGGCACTAGTGTGCTAGCTGAGATATTAAGTTGCATTATGCCATTTGCTGGAAATACAGGGGTAAGACTTTGTTGCCACAATATAACACTTCCAGTATTATCTATTGCTCTGAATGTGATTTCAAGGTTAGTGACATCTACAGGTTTTTGATCTTGATTCAAAAATTGAAATTGTAGTTGATTATCTACACCCTTGCTGACTTGTAATGGTTTTGAATAAACTGGCATAAATCTCCTTGGACTTGAACCTTGTAGTGTAACTACTATAGTACGCTGTGTATATAAGAACACAGCAGTTGTATATGGACCAGTAGCACTCACAAAATATCTCCTTTACTATATTTATTCACTTAATTTTTATATTGGGATAAAAAAGTCTAAATATATCACATAATGGTAGATAAAGATTTCTTTGCTAAATTGTCTGAAAATCACCCGTTCATAACGGTTTGTAGCCATGCGGGTCAAGATTATGTAGGAATTGTTCAAAATCGTGATGAGTTAATCACTACAATTTATGATTATGGAAGTATAGTAGACCCAGCAATTAAAGAAAAATTCTTAGAATTAGGCGACAATTGGTGGTGGGAAAGTAATAGAACTATCCCAATCAATCTATTTTTAAAAACTGAGTGGGATCCATTTAAAATATATCTTAGAACATTTGCTAATAAAAGTCTTATAATATTACATGGACCCGTAGTAAGTATTAGTGAAATTAACAAACGCCGTATTAAAAGACGTAGTATTACATTAGTAAAACGAATGCCCTAAAATCCCTGCTCTGTTAGTAGATTCATATGTACAATAACTAGATGAGCATATGCTATACTGTGACTACGTTTAAAAGTATAGCCATCATGATCTTTGTTCCATACAGTTTTAGCGACTTCTTTCCATGGTAAACCAATTAAATGTTTCTTTGCTGGGCGTATGATAGCTAAGAACATAGCTAGTCGTGGTATACTATTAATAGGTTCAGGCATTTTTTTGATGCTTTGATAATGATTATTTAAATGTATTAATTTTTCTACAAAAGCAAAATCATACAATTTGCTCCAATTTGGTTCACGCATTAACTCTACTAAATGAGTTTCATCACGAACACCTTCATAAACGTGTACATTCAAAAAGTCTAATTTAAAGTAGCCACGCTTTTCGGCTTCTTTATAGTCAATACTAGCCATATCAGTTGTTGGGTCAAAGGGTATATCTGTGACATATACGCCTGTACTATGTTTGCGTATTGGATTAACTTTACGCATACTAGCAGGAATATGTTTGATTTTGCTTAGTAATAAATCACGATTATCAAAGTCAATATCAATATCACTATCAATTCTCATTATGGCGTAATTAATCCTGATTTAATTAATTTCTTATAGGCTCTTTGCACAGTAAGTGCTTGATGCTCTGCGTCATCAAGTGCTGTATGTTTTGTAACATGCCCACCGTCTTTTAATTTAACACCGGCAATATCAAACAATGTTCTCGTATCTCGTACAGTATAGTATGGCCAGGGTACGGGATTAGTATAGTCTGAAAGTGCCTGACTCAGTGCTGTCTCACACGCAACAACGTCAAACGCTGCCCCGTTACTCCATACTGCTCTATGATTCCAACAAAATTTATATAACTTTTCCATACAGTCACGGAAGCTAGTACGCCCCTCTTCATTAAAGGCATTTTCCAATGCCTCAGGTTTTTGTTGGCTCCACCATACTATTGTATCATCACGAATTACTCTGTTATGTATTTCTGTTTGATCGTCTACTGTTGGCTTCAATAATAGTTTTTCTATTACGCCATTGCCTTTTGGATCAAATTTTACAACACCAATACTGAGTATAACACAATAAGGCGTTGTGTCTAGTGTTTCAAGGTCGATCATTATATCCATTGCTTGTCCATATGTTATCTATATTACGCACTTCATCTACAAGACTATTATCCAAATAATTTATTGCTAATGCGGTTCTAGTATTATTTGACTTATTACTCATACTACTATGTAATACTCTACAGTTATACATTAACACACTTCCCTGACTTAAGTCAAACTGTTTGGCATTTTCTTTAAACCAACGTGTGTATTTTCCACTATAACAATCTTTAATATCAAAGTCACGCTTTTGGCTATATGGAACAAGTCCAGTAACACCGTTTTCAATGGTCATATCTTCTAAAGCTACAATACATTGTATGCCAAGTAATCGATTGTCAAAGTTATATTTCTTAAATCTATGTGGGGTGTCTAAGTGGGGATTACAGTAAGTAGTCCCTGGATTAATTGTAACAATATCATTTGAATATAGGGCAAGTGTCTTAGAAATAGATTGTATGATTTTACTAATTTGTTTTTCAATTTCAATAGCCTCTGGCAAGTTTAATACAGTATTACTCCACCAAACTGCTATATCTGGTAAATTTTTAATATCATCACGTTCAGCATACTGCAAATCTGATGACGATGCTCTAACTATTTTAAGTTCGGGTAGCTTATTATTTAGATCAGTGATCAAATTTATTGGTATTTGATTTGTTTGTATAATATATCCAGGGCCTATTGTTAATTCATCTAAATTATTTGACATTATTTGTACTTTAATAAAAAAAATGTATATTTGGCTTCGTCAGTTATTTCATAACTGTCTGTAATTCCTTGTGTGGCAATCATATTAGGATTAGCATAAAACATTATTTTTAGACCATAAGTGTTGAGCAAATACTCACTAAATAAATTTTCATCAAACTCAGCATTGTTGGCAATGAAATCCTCTTTTGCTAGTTTTAACATTCGCCAATAATTGGTTCTGTTTTTACGAAACTCTATTTCTGGATCGTCATCATCATAATCTTGAAAAATGTTTTTCATATTACTCACACAATTTATAATACATATAAACTTTCTCGTTCATAATAATATGATTATTTACTTTGAACCATGTACTGTTTTTAGGGTTTCCAAAATGTTTTTGACACCATTGTTCTATACGTTTATTAAATGGCATTTTCCAAAATTTTCTATCTTCTACAGTCACGTATTAATATCCAATTTCACTTAATAACGTTTTAATATTTTCTACTTCTTCAGGATATTTTTTAAAACGCAATGCCCATTGTTCTGGATTAATATAGTCTAATATTAATTTTACTTGACCTTCATCAAGTTTATCTAAAAACTCACGACCGCTAATACTTTGATATAACAGCCATGGACTGATTTTACCTATAGTAATTTTATAGCAAATCTTATTACGGTTGCCATAACGTAATACATCTTTAGGATAGATACGTTCATCAACACTTAGATCACTACATGTTTTTACACTGCGTTCAACTGCGTCAAATGGATCCTCGATTCTTAAATATCTAATTAAAAAATCTGTATAATTTTTATCACTATTCCAGTTGTCAATACTGATTTGTTCTTTTAGCAAATAATCTGTATAAGCAGGTACGTTAATTACATTTGCTTGTACACAATAGTTTCCGAACTTAGTAAATGCGGCATAGTATGAACTTTTAATGTAGTCCATATATGTTTTTTGTTTTTTGCTGGCTGTGTTCTTTTTATAAAATTGTAAGAAAGTATTAAAGCCAATACGATTTCCAGCCTCATCTTTATTTAACCATCTATGTTTATATTCACATAGATGTTTCATAAAGGTAGATTCTCTTACAAAACTACGGTTGCAAAAATCACAACTGTGTTTAGTTTCCAAGGTCTCTTTCGTATTTTTCGATTTCTTCATCAGTCACCAGATCATTTAATACTTCAATATCTTCAATTTTTAAATTAGGAAATTGCTGTGCCAAATAAACTTTACGTTTATGTTGTTTTACGTATTCCTCTGCTAATTCATTAATTAAACTAGCATCAGTTTTAGGATATAGTTTACTATAGTATTCACTAATTTCTTTCTTAGTAGCCGTTTCTTGTAATTTAGTAACTTTAGGTCGTAAACTAGGAATCCACTGATGATATTGTTTACCTTTACCTAATGTACTAGCACATAGCATTAAGAATTGTAGTTTGGGGTGTTTGCTAATAACTTCATTAAACGCATATTTGTTAGCAATTTCATTTACACTTAATACATGAAATTCTTGTAAAGCCTTATTTGCTTTTACACTACTTAAAAAAGTAAGCATTACATATGGATGAAATTTCTTTTTTTGTTCGGGCGTAAGTTTATCATAATAACTATAATCTTTACGATCACAAGCCTCAATAGCATCAAACAGGCTGAATTCAACCTGTTCAAATTTTTCATCTGCTTTTAGTTTTTCTTTTGCCATTAATGTTTTAGGTTTGTAAAAATAAATATTTTGTTAAGTTCTTCGCCTATATCTTTATCATCTGTGATAATATGTAATGAATTAATATTGCTGCCTTGTCTGCTATCCCAATATTGTGTTTGTACAATATAACCACCATCAGCACGACATATCGTAAAATTTAATCCATTGCTCACATTAAAACTATTCCCGGGGGGGAGAATAGCAAGTCCTGTGTGATTAGAAACTTGTATACTAGCATCGTTAGCATATGCATCTTCCCATGCTTCACGCGACCACTGTGCAAACTTTTTCTTTAACCAACTTACCATAAATTCCCCTTAAAATACTTGATTATAATCTACAATCTCACAATTTCTGCTTATCTCTTTAACAAAGTAAACACATTTAGGTTTAGGAGTATCCTCTAATGGCACACATAAAAACTGTCCATTACGTAATCTTGGAGCATACCATGTAACTTCATTATATATGTCAAGTATCTCAATGGGCAAGAATGTTGGGCTAAATGAACTCAATGGATTAAACTCAAACGCACTAAATCCACGATCATTTAAACTAGTTAATGGAAGTGTTTCTAAATCGCCATGATCACTTTCACCAATTAGTATTTGCCAATCTAATGGCATTTTAATCTTGTGTTGTCCGATCTTTAATACTAATGCGGGACTATTAAATGTCTCCAAAAAG